TAAGGAGAATAAATAATATGGCATTTAAAGAAAAAACACTTGTTATTATATACAAACAAGAAACAGAAGGAAGTTGGAGCACAGAGTTTGTTGGAGACACATCTTTAAAAGAGAAATTCTTAAAACAAACAGTAGAGAAAGTGTTACGAGAATTGTTACATTAACCTCTCCTCACAGAAATAACATGAAAAACAATTGGAAAGAAGATTTTAAAAAACTTTGTAAACATGAATATATAGATTGTGTAAGTCATAGTGAGGGGCAAGATTGTTGTTTAGATAGTGGGCACTCTAGAAATAAACTTATTGTAGACTTTATCGAATCCCTGCTTGCAGAACAAAAGAAAGAGTGGATGGAGGAAATATATGCAAAAGATAAAATAGAAAAATTAAACCATGACTAACGACTTAAAGAACGAACTTGGGAACACAATATGTAGTTGTAGAAACGGAGCAATGGACGATAACCAGTTTAAAGCAACAGTAATCCACAATATGGACTTATTAGAACAATATGTTACCCATAAAATTTTAGATTTAGTGGAGAAAGAGGTGGAGAAGAAAACTATTGTTTGGGCAGATACACTACAAGGTTATATTAAAATAGTTCCTAAGCACGACATATCAACCATAGTCAACAACTTAAAGAACTAAAATGACAATAACCTACATACTCATTACAGCACTGATATCGTTCACACTAGGGTGTGTCGTAGGCTGTGACATAGGGGAGAAGAACGTGAGGGGGTGGGTTTAGGTGATCTGGTTGAACACTTTACATAAAAAGCACGTGTCGTCGGAGTCACTTTGAGGTACAAACATGCCACGGCAGCGAGGATGAGTTTGTGACTTGCATATGACAGGGAGTACAGAAAGTTCGTTGTTGGGTATTATGATTATGTGCTTCATCTCCCTAAACTTTATCTTAACAAGTCGTGGCTTCATTTATCCACAGTATAATCTACACTTTGTCAAAGTGTATGATATAATATGTGTATAACTATATAAAACCATGCCACTAATTAAAGGTTTTTCAAAAAAAACAATTTCAAAAAACATAAGGACTGAAGTGAGACACGGAAAGCCACAGAAACAGGCAGTAGCTATTGCTCTTTCAGTAGCTAAAAAGGTAAAAAATGAGAAATTTGACCAACCAGTTACTAAAAACGGTAAAGTTGTTGGCTATGCAACAAAATCAGGAAAAACAAGTGTTCAAAAACTTCTTAACAAAAAGAAATAAGATGGCAAAAGAAGAAAAATATCACAAAAAAGAAGCCAAGAAAGCTAAAAAGAAGTGTTAATATATGGCAGAAACTAACCCTAATGGAGCCAACCAGTACCAAATGGACCCAAGACAAAAAAAATGCTGGGAGTCGTATATAAACCCAACGTCAGAAACCTTTGGAAACGCTACACAATCTGCAATATCGGCAGGTTATGAACCAGATTATGCTGACCAGATAACAACAGTAGAGTGGTTCAAGGGAAAAGTTAGGCGACTTAACATGCTTTCAAAAGGAGAAAAAGTGTTAGACGAAACACTAAGTTACGACGCATTGGATGACAAAGGAAAGGTAGACGTAGGCATAGCTAAGATAAAGTTAGACGCAGCTAAATTTGTTAACTCTACCCTAGGAAAAGATGAAGGATATTCTACTAGAAGCGAACTAACAGGTAAAGATGGGAAAGAGTTAAAGATAAGTTTTGATCCTATATTCAAAGACAAGTGATCCTACATGATAAGCAAAAAAAAATAGTCTCTAGTCCTGCTAGATTTAAAGTAGTAAGAGCTGGTAGACGTTCTGGGAAGTCTTCTCTTCAAGTAGAAGATATGGCTTATACAGCTATAAAACAAAAGGACTCTCCTGTGTTCTACATAGCGCCTACACAAATACAAGCAAGAGCAATTATTTGGGAATCTTTGAAGTCAAGATTAGCTGAGATAAGTGAAGTAAACGAGTCACGACTTGAAATGAAAGTGCCAACAGTAGACGGTGGGTATTCTCTAATCACAGTAGCAGGGTGGGAAAACAGAGAGAACTTCAGAGGCCGTAAAGCTAAAAAGATTTACTTTGACGAGCTAGACACCATGAAGGACTTTTTTATAGGATGGCAGGAAATATTCCGTCCTGCTCTTACTGATCTTGAAGGGGAAGCCATGTTTTCTGGAACACCAAAAAAGGAAAACCCAAACTTACGAAGACTTGAGAAAGAAGCAAAACAAGGCTGGGAGTGTTTTAACTTTAAAACAGAAGACAACCCACACATACCACGAGAAGAAATAAAAAAAGCTAAGGAGGAACTAGACCACAACACTTACCGACAAGAGTACGAAGCAGAGTATGTAGACTCTATGGGATCACTATTTAAATACGAGGCTCTTGTAGACGTATTTTCCAACACTATCACTAAAGAAAATGCTAAATACTTGATAGTGGACATAGCAGACGACGGAACTGATAAAACTAAGTTTTCTTTCTGGGAAGGTCTAGAAGAGTACCGACGTGAAGAGTATGAGAGATTAAATACTGAGTCTATCATTGCTAAGATTCGTGAGTACGCTGCACAAGACCGAATCCCGTACTCAAACGTTGCAGTGGACGCTATCGGTGTTGGTGCGGGGGTTGCTTCATCCTCACAGTTGGACGGGATCATCGGTTATAAGTCATCCTACGCACCAATTAAAACAGATACTGACATTGTAAGGTTGCCTAACGCTTCCTACTTGCCTGGTGCAAAAAGCTTAACATCAGACTACAAAAACCTTAGGTCGCAATGTGTTTTTACACTTGCCGACATAGTAAACAACCACAAGATCGCTTCTAAGGTAACAGGAAGGATGAAGGAAGCTGTTATCGAAGAACTGGCTACTTACCAAGACGCGTCAACAGGAGATGGAAAACGTATGGCAACTCAAAAAGAAGACGTAAAAGCAATTATCGGTAGATCACCTGACGACTCTGATACATGGATTATGCGTATGTACTTTGTGCTTAGAAACAAAATGCTCCCTGACATGGGGGAAGAACGTTCAGCACTTGTTAACCAACAGATTGCTCGCATGAGGCAAAAAGCAATGGGAAATAGAAGCAACAAGTAGACACGTACTTAAATGTTCTTTACACTAAAAACATATCTATATAAAACTCAGTAAAAATGGACGATAAAACTATCTACGACGTTGTAAGAAAAATGGAACAAGACGATATCAGTGGAAACACTGTTATTTCAAAGTATGTCTCATTTTCTCTTAGGGAAAACGTAGAAAAAATAGATGCCTACTTAAATTCTAAGCACATTTCTGGTGACGTCGACGACATGGGTCGTGAAAAACCTTTTTTTAACATTGTCACAGGCATAACTAATATATGGTATAGGGCCACGGACATAGACCGAAAAAACATAAGGGTGAAGTCAAACAAAATGAGTGATGTTGTTGTCTCTTTTCTAGCAACGTATCACCTACAACGGTGGATGAGAAAAGCTAAGTTTGGCCAATTTCTTAACGAGTGGGGACGTTCTCTGGTGCGTTACGGCTCGTCAGTGGTGAAGTTTGTAGAGAAAGACGGCGAGCTATACGCAGAAGTTGTGCCGTGGAACCGACTAATTATTGACCCAGTAGACTTTGACTCAAACGTAAAAATAGAAGTTTTAGAGCTAACCCCAGCTCAGCTTCGTAAACGAAAGGGCTACAACCAAGAGCAGGTTGAAAATCTTATTGACACGGCAACAACAAGAAAGACACTAGACGGGCAGAATAAAGACAACAAGTCGGGCTACATTAAACTTTACGAAGTACACGGAGAAATGCCGCTATCTTACGTGACTGGTAAAGACGAAGACGACGACACTTATGTTCAACAAATGCACGTTATTTCTTTCTTAGAGTCAGATACAAGGAAAGGAGAGTATGACAACTTCACACTTGTCTTCGGAAGAGAAAAGAAAGATCCGTACATGATAACTCACCTTATCAAAGAAGACGGAAGATCAATGGCTATCGGAGCGGTTGAACACTTGTTCGAGGCGCAGTGGATGATGAACCACTCAGTAAAAGCTATTAAAGACCAGCTTGATCTTGCATCTAAGCTTATTTTCCAAACGTCTGACGGTACTTTTGTCGGCCAAAATGCTCTTTCTAACATAGAAACAGGAGACATTTTAATTCATGCTACAAACCAACCTCTTTCACAAATAAACAACGGTTCACACGACATTTCTTCAATACAAGCATTTTCAAATATGTGGAAGAACCTCTCACAGGAGATAACAAGCACGCCAGACGCACTTATGGGGGCAAATCAGCCTTCTGGAACAGCGTGGAGACAGGTAGAAGCTCTCCAACAAGAGGCTCATTCTCTTTTTGAACTTATGGTAGAAAACAAAGGGCTATGTTTGGAAAACATGATAAACACTTTTGTTCTTCCGTACTTGCGTTCAAAAATGGACACAACCGAGGAAGTGGTTGCAACTCTCGACTCTTACGGTATTGAACAAATTGAAAGCATGTATATTCGTGCAGAGTCAGTACGAAGAGCAAACAGTAAAAACGCAGAAGCTCTGTTTCTGCAAGCAGAAGAAGGAAGACTCACAGAGTCAATGCAGGTAACAGCCCCAGAAGAAATGGCTGCGTCAGTCCAGGAAGGCTTGCAGTCAATGGGAGGTAGTAGGTTTTTTAAGCCGTCAGATGTCCCTTCAGTCACTTGGGCCGAACTATTTGACGACTTTGTCATGGACTGTGAGGTTGACGTAACAGGAGAGGCTTCGTTTACACGAGAAGATTTAGCAACACTTACAACCGTGTTTCAGACAATCGCAGACCCTAGCAAACAAGCGGTAATGCAGACACCAGAAGGAAAGTTCTTGTTTAATCAGATCATAACAAAGACAGGCACAGTATCACCAGTTCAGCTACAATCTATACCAACTAAGGCCCTTGCAGGCGGTGGGGCGCAAGCTCAAGCAGGTGGGGCTACCTTACAAATTAATCAATAAAAACATGCCACGAGCAAAAAAAGAAGCAATTACAGAAGACGAAGAAGTTTTACAGGTAGTCGAGTTAGAGTCTATATTACTCGACACGCCAGCAAAACAGGCCTACTCTCAGGTGCTAGATGTTTACAAAAAACAAAACCCTATCAAGTTTGAACAGAAAAAAGCAGCATTTACTAAAAAGATGCTTTCACTATAATGCGAGACCCAAATCAAAAAATGCGCTACTCTGGTTCAGAGTTATCGCTTATTAAAAACACTTTTGCAGGAGACGACGTGTATCTTTACGCAATCCGTAAACACATGCTTGGAGCAACCCTTACAGAAGTAGAGCAAAAAGTCATAAGTTCACTTACGCCAGAGTTGAAGGCACTTGTAAAAAAGGCTTTTATGCCAGACATCGACGGAGATTCGCCTATTTTTCAAATAGTCGATATGAAAATGCCGCTGTCTGCTGACCTAAAAGGTAAAACAAAAGAAGAAGGTGACGATATTATCACTATTAAGCAAATTGAAGTTGATTATATCAGTTCACGCTTGAGTGCTCTCGACGGGGGTCCTCACACTGGCCCAACCCTCACAGACATGGCAGACCTAAGTTCGCCAAATGCTTTCTTCTTAATCCAGGCAAGAAACTACTTGTTTTCTTATATCGATTCTTTTATAAATGACCTCAGGAACCTGGCAGGAACAAAAGAGGAGTCAGTAGAAGACACGGTAAAGAGGCTTGCTAAAAACTCTACTAAATAGTTGCATAGGTTTCAAATGTTCTCTAAACTAAAAATATAAGGATTCGTTAGCTATCCTAAAAAGCTTCCTAAAAACTATGGAAACAACCGAAGATGAGGAGGTCATCTCAAACACTCAAGAGGATACAGTTGACTCTAATACTACTGAAACAGATGAAAGTTCTGAGGAAACGATCGAAGAAGTAAAAGCAAGACTTGTGAAAGCAGAAGAACTTGCAAAAAACTACAAGATACGGGCCGAAAAAGCAGAGACGAAAGCAAAAGAACTTCCTGTTAAACAGCCGTCTCGTCAAAAAGATGCTGACCTTAGCACGATGGACATTATTGCTCTCTCAAAGGCTAACATTGAACAAGAAGATATGGCAGACGTTCTTGAATACGCTAAGTTTAAAGGTATTTCAATTTCAGAAGCATTAAAGTCACCAGTGGTTAAAGCGACAATCCAGGAAAAGTCAGAAATGAGAACTACTGCGGTCGCTGCAAACACGGGCGGTGCTAGACGAAGCTCAGGTAAAGTCTCTGACGAAACTCTATTATCTCGTGCAAGTAGTGGTAACTTACCAGAAAGCGACGAAGAACTAGACAGACTTGTCAGGTTAAAGATGCAACCAAAGCGATAAATAATCGGTGGGTTATTTAATCTAACTTAACCCAAAATGGCTAACTCACTTAGTACAAAAACCCTTCGCGATAAACTTCGTATGAAGCAGCTTGACGTTGCTCTACGTTCAGCTCTTGTTGCCGAGAAGGTATGTATGGTTGACCGTACAGAAAACAAAATCATCTACTCACCTTACCTTTCTGCTGTTACAGCAACGGTACAGGCAGTAGCTGGAACTTATACACCAGCAGCTATTACAACTACTGATGACTCTCTAACAGTAGCTGACGAAGTTATTGCATCTACTCATATCTTTGGATTTGAGGCGATTCTTTCAAACTTCGATCTCTTCATGGAAGCTAACATGGAACTTACTCGATCAGTTGCGTCAGCAATCGACAAGTTTGTTGTCAACAACCTTTGCGAGGACGGTACAGGCACATACACAACACCAGCAGGAGGATTTACAACTGCTGCTAACGTCCCAGTAATCCTTTCAAACATTGTTTCAAAGGTTTCTGGTTACTCAGAAGTTATGAACGGCATGTACGTGATCGTAGAAAACACTGACCTTACTGGTATTATTCAGTCACAGGTTGGTCTTGGATACTCATACGCGGACGCTGCTCTTAACAACGGATACGTCACGTCTCTTATGGGTGTAGACATCTATGTAGTTCGTTCTGGTACTTTCGTAGACGAAACAACTTCAACTGTTTCAGGTACAAAGACTTGGACAAACTCTGGACACCGTGTTGGAGGCATCAAGAATATCACTACATACGCTGCTCCTCGTGGAGTTGTGTACGAAGAAAAAGGTGTGTCAGGAAAGACAGGTAAGGAAGTCGTTGCGGCTGGCCTTATTGGTTTCAAAGCTTGGACACCTCGTGCAACACTAACTATCGACATCACAATCGCATAGTCTTATTAGTCCCCTTTTTGGGGGCTTCTAGGTATGGTTTACCCCACCGATTCCCATACTTAGAAATCCCCCGAAAGGATTAACAAAAAAACGTATGTCACAAGACTTCGATCGAAACGCAAAAACTTTTGGGCCAGTGTCAGCACCAAAGCCTGTTATTTCAGGTGTTGGAGCCACAAGAACTCTCAATGAAACTGAGTCAGGGTCAGTATGTCTTTTTGACAGAGCCGCTGGGATTGTTTACACTCTCCCGACTGCTCCTACTCCTGGGACATTCTTTGACTTTATTGTCACAACAACAATCACTTCTAACTCTGCTAAGGTAATTACTGGTGCGGGGACAGAACTGCTTATCGGTGGTTACACAAACGTTGACACAGATACTTCTAACGCAGTTGCAGCCTTCACAGGTAACGGCTCAACTCATGTTGCGGTTACACAAAACGGAACCACAACAGGAGGTATTTTAGGTACAAAACTTCGCTTCACTTGCTTGTCATCTACTCGCTGGTTGGTTGAGGGGTCTGTACAAGGATCAGGAATTGTCGCCACAGCATTTGCGACTAGCTAGTTTTTCCTTAGAACTCCCGCAAGGGGGTTTTATAGGGTAAATTACCCAAAATATGCAATACTCAGACACAACAAACAGAACAGGCATGATACAGCTTTTAGAGGACTGGACTGGCACAGAGTCTTCTTCTAACTACACAACAGCGGCAAAAACAAGAGACTTAAACCTCGGTCTTGACGCTTATCAAATGCTGACAATCCCAAAGTCGGGGACGTGGTTGGCAGATGACACAAACCACACGAGGTATCCAAACATAAAGTTCGACCTTGTCTCTGGGCAGCAGGACTACAACTTTTCAGAAGACGAACAAGGCAACCAAATACTAGATATATATCGTGTAGAGTGTAAAGACAATAACGGTGTGTGGAGACTACTCACGTCTTACGACGAAATGAGCGAAGAAGAGTCAATAACAAGTAAAGAAAGCCAGACTGGCGTACCTACTCGTTACTACAAAACAGCAAATGGTATATTTTTAGATTTAACACCAGACTACAACTCGACTCTTGGTGTAAGAGTTTGGTACGCTCGTGCTCCTTCGTACTTTTCTTCTTCTGACACAACTAAGGAAATGGGAGCACCTAACGCTCACCACGTATATCCTGTTATGTGGGCAACATATAACTATTGGCTGCCAATTGACACAGCAAAAGCTAATCTGTATTTTGCTCAAATGGCCAAGAAGGAAAAAGAAATACAAGAGTATTATTCTGAGAGACCTCGTGACGAGAAGCCTAGAATGACCCCGACCCGCCACTCAACAAGGTAACATGCCAATATCCCCTTCTAACCAAATTAAAAACACAGTAAGTCCAACAAACAGTGAAAAGGGCAGTTTTTACTTACTAACAGAAGCTGGGGACTACTTAGTGCAAGAAGACGGGTTTTTCCTCATTTTAGACGGAGACGTTTCTGTTGTAGGAACTAACCAAATTAAAAACTCTGTCTCACCGACTAACGCAGTAAAATCATAATTATGGAAACTAAATTAAAAGTAATTTGTCCTACATGTGAAAAAGATAGATATGTTTCTAGAGCGATGGTTTTTTTGATTAAAAAAGGTAAAAATACTTCTAAATGTCGTAGTTGTGCTTCAACTGGTAGACAAAGTAGACTTGGTCAGAAAGCATCTTTTGAAACAAAAAAAAAGATGTCCTTATCAGCTAAGGGAAGAAAGAACTCACAGGAACACAGAAGTAAAATTTCATTAGCTAAGAGGGGCTTACCAGTCCCATGGGCAACAGGAGAAAACAACTGGAGATGGATTAAAGACAGAAGTAAAGTTAAACTAGGCGACAGGAACTTGCATGACCCATTAGTAAAACAGTGGAGAATGCAAGTAAAAAGTAGGGATAAGTTTTCATGTCGAATCGCAGACGTTAACTGTGATGGGAAACTCGAAGTACACCACATACTTCGATGGTCTGATTTTCCCGAATTACGTTATCAAGTTAATAATGGCATCACTTTATGCCATGCTCACCATCCAAGGAAAAGAGCAGAAGAGAAACGACTAATACCAACATTTCAGGAATTAGTGTCAGTATCAAATTAAATTTATCGCTAACAAAAAAATCAGTGAACTAACCGCATACGCAGCACCAGTGTCAGGAGACGTTGTCCCTATTAACGACACCGCTACAACGACTACTAAAAAAATAACAGTAGATAATCTTTTTAACATACTGTCGTCACTTTTTCGTATCAAAGATTCTTCTGACAGTACTAAAAAGTTGGCCTTCAGTCTTTCTGGAGTTACAACAGGAACTACAAGAACCCTTACCGTCCCTGACGCTAGCACGACGATTGTCGGAACTGACACTGCGCAAACGCTTACTAACAAGACTATTACGTCCCCAGTAATAACGTCACCAACTCTTACTGTCGGAAGTGACGCAACAGGGGATTTGTATTACAGAGCGGTTGGTGGCTTTACAAGATTGGCAATAGGAACGGCTAACTACGTTTTAAGATCGGTCGGTGGTGTGCCTACTTGGAGCGCTGAGACAACTGTGTCTGCGGCAACGTCGTCATCTCTTGGGTCGGTAGAATTAGCCACGGCTGCCGAGATTACTGCTGGAACGGCTACAGGTAGCGCTGGTCCTCTTGCAGTAACGCCTGACCAGCTCGCCGTCTCATCTCCTGCAATGGGCGGGGCTAACATAACAGGTATAACAAGAGTTTTAAACACCGTCACAACTGACGTAACTTTTTCTAGTTCGACAGCAGAGAACACACTGCTTTCGTACTCCGTTCCAGGAGGGACTCTTGGAACTGGCAACTTTGTAAGAGTGACAATGCACGTAACATCTTTTGGTGTTACCGTTACAAACAGCGCAACATTTAGGTTCAAGTACGGAGCCACAACTATCGCTACAAAAACTTATACACCTACGGCGGCAAATGCTACTCTCGTTGGTAAAATAGAGTTTTTGCTTGTTGCGGCTGGTGCGACTGGTTCACAGAATGGATCGTACGTTATGAACCTTGGTAACGCAGACTACGTTGGCAACGGAAATACCCAAATAATGATGTTTTCAAACACTGCGCAGGGAACGTCGTCAGAAGACTCTACTGCGGCTAAGACGCTTGCAATAACGTGTCAACACTCAAACAGTAATGCAAACGACAACATAACAGTTTCTCTTATCACAGTAGAAAAAATAGCATGATAGTAAAAACTATAACAAACTTCAACGGCGGGATAGCAGAAGACCCAAGAGAGCACAAGACTGATTCTTTTGTTACGTGCAAGGGGTTTAATTCATCTACAAAAGACCACACGCTTGTACCGTATCCAGAGACAGAGGCCGAGACGCTTTCGTCAGGTGACATCACTGAGAAAAGAATATCTGATGTTGTTGTCGCAAACGACGGAATACTTTTAGCTATCGGTAGAAATAGTGCGGCAACGCCAACAACTTTTGACCTACTAGACAAAGATAGCTCTACGGACATAAGTTCTGCGTGGACTTCTTTTACGTCGTTGTCGGGAGTTGGTGGGTACAGAAAAAATAGCCTATCTTTTTACAAAGGTAGCTACTTTGTTTACGACGAAGGGTTTAACATTAGAAAGTACGATGGGAGTTGGAGCAACATAGGCAACCTTGGAATCACTTCATATTGGGACTCAATGCTTGTTCCGAAGCCTTTTATACACCCACTAGATGACAACCTATACTTTGCAGTAAGCCAGTCAATATCAGTTCTCGACAACACGACCTTGACAGCTTTTTCTGGGTCTCCTATACCGACAAACATGTTCGTCTCCTCACTAACTGACTTTGGAGCCTACCTGGCTATTGCGTGTGCACCTGCGATAAACGGAGTTTCTCGTGTATTTTTGTGGGACAGAGACACGACAAGAACAACTTTTACGGAAAACATAAACTGGGGGGAAGGGTCTCTTCTTGTCTTAGAAAACGTGGGGGGTGTTTTAGTTGGTGTCTCTGTAAGTGATAACAGCTACTCAACGACAACGCAGTTTGTAACAACTAAAAACAAAAAACTGACAATACGTGCCTACACTGGGGGAACACCACAGGTAGTTAAAGAACTTGAAGTAAGTGACACTTTTGTACTTAGAAATATCAAGGCCCAAGTAAATGGAAAACTTTACTTTGGAGGAGACTACGACGACTCTCTTTACGTCGTGTACAAAGATAGGACGGGCAGGATTGTAGTGTCTAAAGACAGACTTTTAAACAACGGGAGTGCCATTACAACTCTACGTGGTTTTAACGTTGTTGGTGACTACCTCTTTGCTATGTACGACACGGCTGGAAGTTCTGGACTGTTTTATAGGACAAAAGTCTCCCCCTCTTACACGGCTAGTTCTACATACACAACTTTAAAAAACCCGCTAATGGAAGTTGGTGACAGAGGTAAAAAGAAAAAACTTCACTACGTTTCAGTCGGTAAAACCAGTACAACTGGGCAGCTTGTTTGCAGTGTTTCAGTAGACGGAGGTAGCTATATAACCGTTAGCACACTTACAGCTGGTGGTAAGTTGTTTAAAAAGGAGTCTCGAACAACTGCGGGGACGCCGTTTACTGACGGCTATGAGTTTCAGTTTAAAGTAGAAAGTACTGGAGGAGCTGAGTTTACAGAGCTTAAATACGCTTATGATGACATAGAGAAAAATATTTAATATGGAAGAAAGAATACTACAACTAGAAAACGAGGTTAGGTTTCTCAAAGATGTCATTTTTAAAGACAACTTTGAAAGTACTCAGGTTTTTAAAAAAGATGTGGAGTTTAAAGGTAAAGTAGCTTTTTTTGGAAAACAAGCTATTAATCAGGCGGCTGCAATAGCTGCGCCAACAACTCCTGGTGGGGCGTACTCTCAGTCAGAAGCGCAATCAGCAGTCAATGCGATTAACTCTTTACGAACAGCTGTTAAAAATCTTGGCTTGACAGCTTAGACATACAAACAAATGTACTTTAAAATAAACTTATGGCACAAATACTAGACCAGTACGGCAACGTAGTAACGAACGGATACTCGACAAACATGACCCCAGAGCAAACATCGGCTATTTCTTTGAGCAGCCTAACGCCACAAAAACCACTAAACTTACCACAAGTACCAGCGGACACTACTGACTACTCTCAATATATAACTCCGACAATAACCTCGCTAGCTAGCGACTACGCTAACGTAAACAAAAACTACAACTCAGTACAGGAAGGGCAAAAGTCAAATGCGCAGTCACAGCTTGATATCATGGGTCTTCTAACTGGCAAGACATCAGACTTACAGGCTGCAGAAGATGCTGCTGGGGTCGGGTCAGCTTCTGCTGACTTAACCAACTATGCTTCTCAACTAGCAAACCTTAATGCACAAGCTTCTGCTCTAAACAGAGAAGCCACAGCAATTCCTATTCAAGTTCAGGGTGAAAGTGTCGGTCGTGGAAGAACTGAGTCTGGTGTCGCTCCTATAACAACTGGCAGGCTACGAGAAAACGCCTTACGTGCTCTGTCTATTGGACAACAAGCAGATGTTGCGGCAGCGGCAGCTACTGGGTCTCAACTACGTCTAAATGCGGCTAAGGAAAAAGCTAAGCAACTAGTTGATTTAAAATACAAGCCACTTGAAGATCAACTTGCTATAAAAAAGCAACAGTACGAATTAAATAAAGATATCCTATCTTCAATAGACAAGAAACGTACAGAGTCACTAAATGCGGCAATTAAACGTGAGGAAACAGCGTTAGCAGAGAAGAAAGCAAACGAAAAAGAAGTGTCTTCTCTTATAATAAAAGCTTCTCCATACGCTCCAGCAAGCATACTAGAAAAAGCTGCTAGTTTGCAAAAAAGTGGGGCTTCACCCACACAAGTAGCTGCCGCCTTGGGAAAGTACGCAGGGGACTACTTAGGAGACTTAGTAAAACTTTCCACTATTAGTAAAAACAACGCAGAGTATGATAAAGCTACTGCAGAATTAAAAATGATCTCACAGCCGCTAGCTTCAAACGCTCCAGCTGGTTCAAACGCAGCTTCTCAAATATCTTGGGCAAATAGTGCTATAAACAAAGAGAGCTTAAGTGCTGGGGAAAGAGAAAAGATAAATAAATCTTTTGCAGTAGTCCCACAGCTTGCAAACCTGTCAACCGCTCTTCAAAAAGACCAAACGTCTTTTTTTGGAGGTAAAGTAAGAGAAATAAAAGCATCTCTTGGTGCTGATGCTAGTGCTGGAGCAATCCAAGCTCAGATTACCGCGCTTGTTCCTCAGGTTGCACGTGGAACTTTTGGGGAAGTTGGTGTTTTGACTGATGCAGATATTGCTAACTATCGAAAAGTTATTGGTAATCTAACCACACCTAACGCCCAGAATGCTGCTGTTACTGCTATGACGTTAACAGCTCTTAAAAATGGAGTAAAGTCTCAGCTAGATGTTGCAGCAGCTTCAAAGTTAGACGTTTCAAGGTTTGTTCCTCTTTACAACAGTTTAACAACACAAATAAACACCATAAACGACGACCTGGGGGTTACTGATCAACAAGTCAAATCAGTAGTAGAAAAAAATCCGCAGCTATTACCAATGGTTGAACAAATGGTAGCCGAAGGTAGAAAAGGCAGTGAAATTTTACAAGTTTTAGGGGTTGAAATATAAGTAAACATATGACACCAGAAGAAATACAAGCTATCCGACAAAAGTATAAGTACGACCCAACGTCGATTTCTACAGGAGGAATAGACACAACAAAAGATGCAAGTAGTAGGTTGGCTATAATTCGAGGATCAGAGGTTAAAGAACAAGCACAGACACAACCAAGACAGTCTTTTTCGGAGGCTTTGTTTACACCAAAGATAGAGGAAAACTTAGCAAAAGTTCAAGGTTCTGATGTAGGTCGCGGAATAGCTAAAGGAGCATTAGAAACAGCCATGAACGTTGGTACTGGTCTACAAAACGTCGGGCAAGTAGTAACTGGACAAAATGCTGGTTTTAAAACACTAGATACTGGAACACCAGAAAACGTAGCCGCTAAAAACGCACTACAAACAAACAACACACAAGAGTCTGTTGGAAAAGGAGTGGAGCGAGTAGCAGAGTTTATGATACCTGGCGCACTTGGCGTTAAAGCCCCAGCTACAGCTAACTTTTTAACAAAAGCACTAGTTGAAGGTCTTGGAACAGCAACGGTTTCAACAGCACAAACAGGCTCATTAGAAAAAGGGGTACAAACTGGTTTACTTGCAGGCGGAACGTCAGCGGCACTTGGAGGCGCAAAAGCTGGACTGAACTATTTTGGTGTACCAGAAAAGCTTTACAATACTATATTTAAATCTAACACACCATCTATGGTGCAAGAGCTTAGGTCAGAAGGTATTAAAAACCTACAACAAACAAATCCTAAACAATTTGCGTCTCTTGTAAAAGACGGAATTATAAAAGTTGGCAACGATGGGTCAACTCAAATTAACGAATCTCTTGCAAAACAAGCCCTAGACCGTGGTCTTAAAGGAAGTATAGACAACATGTCAAACGGCGTTGTTATGAACCTTCTTACTAACGAACAAAACGCTCAAACAATAGCAAAGACAGCAAAACAGACGATCAAAGTACCAGAAAAGCAGTTTGCTAACGTGTTTGGTGAAATAGCACAAGATTACGAAAACGTTGGCTTTGGCGACACCGCACGTCGTGCAGACGAACTTAAAAATGCGTTTTCTTCAGGTGAGGCATCTGTTAAAGATGTTCTCGACGCGCGCAGACTTCTTGACGGCTTGCGTGTTCGTTCTTCGTTTGTTCCCGACACAAAACTTTCTACTTCTCAAGAAAACTTGAAGTTTTTAGCAGATCAGTTAAGAACGCGCCTTTCTAAGGTGGATGGCATGGGAGAAGTTATGAAAGACTACTCATTTAACATTCAAGCACTTGAAGCACTTGCAAAAGAAGCTGTTAGACGTGGCAATTCTAACGTTATTACCCTTGTCGAAGGTACTTTGCTTGGTTCTGGTAGCCCTATCGGAGCTGGTATCTATGCTGGTAAAAAGTTGATTAACACACCAGCTGGTGTAACTAACTTAGCGAGTTCAATAGCAAAACAAGCAGAAAAATCAACAACTGGTCAAGCTGTTCGCGGCGTTACTAGTGAAGCACTAGTTGAAGGTCTTGGAGGTGGAGAGTAGCCAGATTACTACAAATAAGAAAAGTCCTACAATAAATTGCATACCCGCACCCTAACACGTTTAAAAACAAAGTCCAGGGGATAACTTGCGCCACTACAAAATGTACCTCACAATAAAGTAAATAGCTCAAGAGAGCTTCCCATATGCCAGACGACTACAAAAACATCATTAAACTAGCCAAAATGCTTGAAAACAAGCAACTTTTGGACACAGAAGACTTGAAAGGTTTTGTAACTGACATTGTAAACGCTTTTGCGCAGTTTCGTTCTGCTTCTCAAGAAGTAAACAAAGAGTCAAAAGACACTCTAAACCTCGCTTTAAAACAGCTAAACGCAGAACACGATAGAATCCTTGAAGAACTAAATACAACTAAGCTAGACGTAAAATCTGACGTTTCAGAAGCTATTGTTGGAGCACTTGGTGAGTGTAAAAAGATGTGTGACTACGTTTTGAGTGTCAAACCGAAAGACGGAGACCCAGGGAAGGACGCAGACAACGAGTACATCATACGTGAGTTAGCCAAAATGATACCAGAGATGCCTGAAATGCTAGACATCGCCGCCCTAAACGAGGAAATAGACGGCAAAATTGCAAAAGTGTACGCACATATCAAGAAAAGTACAAACGGCTTCCCAGGGGTTCGTGCTTTGCAAAACTTGATAGACGTTTCTGTGTCCTCGCCGTCAAACGGTCAGGTGCTTGGGTATAACTCTACTACTGGAAGGTGGGAAAATGCTTCTGGCGGGTCTGGCTCAGGTGATGTAGTTGGCCCTGCCTCTGCTACTGACACAGCGGTTGCCTTGTTTGACGGTACAACAGGGAAGCTCATCAAGAACTCAACTGTAACAATAAATACTGTCGGGCAAGCCTCTGGTCTTAATAGACTTACTGCAACGACCAACTTTTCACTACAAACTGGCACGACAACAAGTGCTAATGGGTACAACATAGCTTTAACAGCTGGATCTGTTGCTTCTGGCAACGGTGACGGCGGTAACGTTATACTTACTCCTGGTCTTAAAAGTGGTACTGGAACAAACGGATATATAAAAATGTTCGGATCAAGTGGGCTATTTAGTGCCAACTTTACCGCAGGAAGTCTTACAGCTGATCGAGTCATTACTTTACCTGACGCAGCTGGAACCTTAACTTTTGGTACAGGAACAACAAACCAACTAACATACTGGGTTGACGCAAACACAGTAGGAGCACTCACGACAGCGACATATCCATCTCTTACAGAACTTTCATATGTAAAAGGTGTAACTTCTTCTATACAAACACAACTTAACGCTAAGGGGGCTGGAACTGTAACCAGTGTTAGCTTTACAGGTGGTCTTATCTCAGTGGCAACAGCAACCACAACCCCTGCCTTTACCGTAGCTGGTACTTCTGGTGGTGTTCCTTACTTTTCTTCTGCTTCTACGTGGGCTACTTCTGCCGCGCTTGCAGCTAACGCTATTGTCATAGGTGGAGGTGCTGGTGCTGCGCCTGCTACAACTACAACTGGGACAGGTGTACTCACGGCTCTTGCTGTAAACGTAGGTACGGCTGGGGCTTTTGTCGTAAACGGTGGGGCATTAGGCACTCCGTCATCAGGTACAGTAACTAAC